AGTATTCAATGCATGATACACATAGGTACAAGCCACAGATCCAGTGTTATTTAAGTTATAACCGCCACCGTTGATGTTACTCAGCCATGGCGTCTGATAGGAACTTACAGTTGGCGTTCCGGTGATCTTGCCCCAGGCGAGCGTACTGATCCATGACGGGTTGGTGTAAGTCTGAGTCACATCGACGGCATTGGTGACCTGTGCCGCCGTGTAGTCGCCGCTCGCCCCCACGACCGCCCCGGTGCGCCCGAACACGCTGGTCACCGATGCCGAGATGGTGTTGGTGGCCGGCGGGGTGAGCACCACGCTGATGCCCGGGCCTGCGAGAATCGTGGTGGCCGGTCCAGGCGGCCCCTGCACCAGCCCGGCATCGATCCAGGTGGTCCCGTTCCACACCCACAGATGGCCGGTGTCGGTGGTGATATAGGCGTCGTTTACCGTGTTGCCGGTGGCTGGCAGGTTGGCGTGGGTAGTTACCTGCCCCTTGACGGTGATGCCGGTGCCGGTAGCGCCAGTGGGCCCGGCAGGGCCAACCGGCCCGGTAGGCCCGATCGGACCCTGCGCTCCGGCCGGACCGGTGGCCCCGGCCACGCCGGTCGCCCCCTGGGTTCCGGTGGGCCCTCCCGGACCCGTGGACCCGGTCGGCCCTTGCGCTCCGGCAGCCCCCACCGGGCCTTGCGGTCCTACCGCACCCGCAGGTCCCACCGGTCCCTGTACCGGGCCGGTATCCATCCAAGTAGTCCCGTTCCACACCCAGAGATGGCCGGTATCGCTAGCGATGTAAGCATCGCCAGGGTTGTTGCCGGTGGCCGGCAGACTAGGCGAACTAGCTACGCTGCCCTTGACGGCGATGGCCGTGCCCGAGGGGCCTTGGGCTCCAGTGGGGCCCTGCGGACCAGTCGGGCCGGTGGCGCCGGTCGGCCCCGCCGGTCCCGTGGGACCGGTCACCCCGTCCGGACCCGTGCCGCCCACCGGCCCCTGCGGCCCGGTGGTCCCGGCCGGGCCCTGCGCGCCCACCGAGCCTACCGGCCCCTGCGGTCCCACCGGCCCCTGCACCGGCCCGGTGTCGATCCAGGCGGCCCCGTTCCACACGAACAGATGCCCGGTGTTGGTGACGATGTAGGCGTCTCCGTTGGTGTTTCCGGTGGCCGGCAGGTTGGCCGAACTGGCCACGCTGCCCTTGATAACAATGGCCGTGCCGCTCGGCCCGGAAGGCCCGGTTGGTCCGGTGGGACCGGTAGGGCCTAGCGGGCCGCTGGGACCGGTCGGTCCGGCGGTTCCCTGCGGGCCGCTCAATCCCGTGATTCCCTGTGCGCCCACCGGACCGGGAACTCCTTGTGGACCAGTCGTGCCCACCGGCCCGGTGGCCCCGATCGCGCCCATGGCTCCGACGGCCCCGGTGGGGCCCGCCGGACCCGGCACGCCGGTGGCGCCTTGCGTTCCTCGAGGACCGCTGGGACCTTGCGCTCCCGGAGGGCCTACCGCACCCATGGCTCCCGGCGCTCCGGTGGCACCGGTGGCACCGATGGGCCCGGCTGATCCCGGATTGCCCTGGGGACCACGCACCGGCCCCTGGTTCTGCCACTGGTTACCGGTCCACACCCACAGGTTCCCGGTGTCGGCGGCGATATAGCCGTCACCATTGCTGTTGCCGGTGAGCGGCAGACTGGCGGAAGTAGCCACACTGCCCTTGATCCACACCGCCGAGCCGGGAACTCCCTGTGCTCCCGGCACGCCCTGGATTCCCTGAGGCCCGCTGGGCCCGACCGGGCCGGCGGCGCCCACGGGACCGGTGGCTCCGCCAGATCCCTGAGCTCCGGTGGCTCCGCCGGGACCTTGCGCTCCGGTCGCGCCCTGCGGTCCCTGCGGACCGGTGGCGCCTACCGCGCCTACCGGCCCCTGCGGTCCCTGCACCGGGCCCATGTCCACCCAGGCCGTACCGCTCCACACCCAGAGATGCCTGGTGTCGCTCGCGATCCAGGCATCGCCGGGACTGCCGCTAACCGGCAAACTAGCCGCACTAGCCACCGTGCCCTTGATCAAGACCGCCGAACCCGGCAGGCCTTGCGGCCCCGGCGTCCCTTGCGGCCCGACCGGCCCCAGCGGACCTTGCACGCTGGCTCCGGCGGGTCCCTGCGCACCCGTGGCGCCCGCCGGTCCTTGGGCGCCGATGGCGCCGCTGGCTCCGGCGGCTCCCTGCGGACCCATAGGGCCGGTAGAGCCCTGTGCGCCGATCGGTCCCTGAACTCCCTGCGGACCCTGCACCTTGCCGACGTTGGTCCATGCGGTCCCGCTCCATACCCAAAGATTTCCCGTGTCGGCCGCGATCCAGGCATCCCCGGGATTGTTTCCGGTAGCCGGCAAGCTAGGCGAACTGGGCACGCTGCCCTTGATCGCAATCGGAGCCGGATTATCCACCAGGCTCAGATCACCGATGGTCCAAGAAGCCATGGTAGGGCTGGAAAGCGCCACATCGAAGCGCCCGTTGGCGGCGTAGAAGAACCAGTGGCCGTTACTGTCGGCGGTGAACGGGTTGGCCAGCGGCGTAGGCGGGTTGCGGGTGTCAGAAAAGAGCGGTGCCAGAATCGTGGTCCCGGTGTAATACACCGTCACCGTGGCCAGCGGGAAATTCCCCTGCACCAGGTTGGTGGACCCTATTCCTGCGGTGAGAACCGCAACGTTGCCGGCCTCGGCGAAATCTTGAGCGCGTTGCATAGTCTAGGTCCTCGGCACCTCGAACTGCTGGTGAAAAGCGGGCTTCTCCAGCGCCCGGCGATAGAAGCTGCCTTTGGTGATGCGCGCATTCTCGAGCGCCGCCGCGACATAGAAGTTCTTGCGCAATTTCTCGGTGGCGCTAAATTCCTGGCCCGCCATCTTGAACGACGCCAGATGCTGCACGTAGTCGAGCAGGGGACCGATGGTTCCCCGGTCGATTTGCAGAATGTCGGTGTCGTTGCCCGCAGGCACGGGAATGTTGGCCACCACATCGATGGTGACATTGAAGGTTGCGTTGGGCACGGGGGCGAAGGCCACCAGGTTGCGCCCGGCCATGCCCGAGAACTGCGGCACCCCCGGCGCGGTCTGCCAGGAAGCCAGGAATACATCCATCTCGAAGACGCTTCCGGTCCACACCGGAACACCCTCGATCTGAGTCTGGAGGAGCACCGGGTTCATCTTGTACAACTCGACCGACTCCTGGTAGCGCGATTCGGCGTAGACGGCGCGCGCCGGATCGCGCGCCGGGCCGTCGGCCGACAAAAGATCGCTGAGCGCGCCGAACAGGATACCCCAGACGAAATCCTCGGGGATGCGCAAGATCGTCGGACTGGCAAAAACGGCGGCCGGAGTCGTCCCGACCAGCGGACCGTTCTCGACGACTAGCGTTTCCAGATCGCCCGGGTTGATCGGCGGAGGATACAGATCGATCCCCACCGGCGGCATCACGAACTTGCCCCAGACCTGCGGAATCGCGGGAGTGAGCGATCCCGGGAAGCGGAAAGCCTGCATGGCATACTCGTCGTCGCGCCACAAAGTCGTGTAAGTCACCATGGTCGTGCCCGCCGGCAGGCCGGGCTGCGGTCCCGGATCGATGAACACCGTGGTGGCGGTGACGCTGTCGATCCATCCCCAGGCGGTGGACGTGGCCAGGCGCGCGCCACTGAGCTGCGCCTGGGTAGTCTGAAACTGGATATTCACCTCGCCGATGCCCGAGTAGTCGTTGATGGTGTAGTAGTAGTCGATCTTAGAGGTGGTGTCCCGGATGGTCGGATTCAGGAAGTAGACGTTGCCGATGGTGCCCTTGACGATGCCGCCGTAGGAGGGATCGCGCTCGATCCCGACCGCCGCGTTGTTGACCGTCGTGCGCGATTGGTTGGCGTTGGTCACGGTCAGGTTCTGGAAGGTCAGCGACGGTCCCGAAGCCGAGTAGAACTGCGCCCAGGCGCCGTAGGTCTTATCCATGGTGCTCGAGCAGTCCTGGAGCAGAATGCTGCCGCCCACGCCCGCGACCGTGCCGTCCACCTGGTGATCCACGATGTAGCCGGAAAGGCCGTTGTTCGAACACGCATGCCGCAGCACGGTGATCGAGACCGGCTGGGAGGAGGAACGCAGATTGAAGATCCCGATGCTCATGCCGTCCCCGGCATTGCCGCTACAATTCGAGTCTTCGATGTGGATATCGACCAGATCTTCGGTTGCGTCGTTGGGCTCGAGGTCGATCCCGTCCTGGGGCGCGGTGCCGTTGGAATTCGTGAACGAGCAGCGGCGAACAAAGACCGACCGCGCACTGATGATCGACATGGCGTTGCGCCGGTGGTTGTCGAAGGTCGCATCCTGCACGGTCACGTTGAAGCTGTAGTTGTTGGCTGCGGTGCCCCCGATAAAAATCCCGTCCCCGCCGCTGTTCTTCCAGGTCCCGCCCTGAATGACCACGTTGGAGGCACCGGTAATATTCAGGCAGTAGCGGAACTCGCCGGTGGTGTACTCCGCCTTGCGCATTTGAAAGGTGGCACCGGTCGCAGTGATGCTGACGTTAGCGACGTCGGTGATGTTGATCATCTTCTGGCCCTCGACGTAGCCGGAAGTGGCCTGAATGATCACGCCCGACGCTACCAGAAGGCTGGTGCCGGAGGGCAGGAAGAGCGGCTGCACGTTGTAGGGCTGCGGCGACACGGAGACCGACAGTGTGTCCCCGTTCTTTGCGGTTGTGTTGAGCGCGGTCTGGAACACCTGGGTGTCGTCGCCTCCGGTGCCGGCCGATCCGAAGCTGAACAGATTGACGGTTCTGGGCGGCGGAGGCGGCGGAGGCGAAGGCGGCGGCAAGGGAATGAACTGCTCGACCACCCAGGCGGCGCGGCGCACGTCGAGCACGCCTTCGGGAAGGAAGATGCGCGAGGCCGACGGCCCCACTTCGACATGCTGGAGATTGCGGGTTACATTCGAGCCGGTATCGGTGATCCAGCGGTTGATGCGGTCCTGGAGCGCCTGCGTGATCTGCGGAAAGCTGAACTGGCCGGTGCCTTTCCAGCCGTTATTGAGCGGCGGCTCGAGCAATGCCGCCAGCATTATGCTGATGAGCTGCTGATCGGTCACGAAGAAGCTGAGCAGCGTGACCGGGGGAAGCTGCGGATTATTAACCGGTAAGTTAGCCAGATCGTAGAAAGCGCTCCCGCCCACTCCGTTGCCAGGCGAAATGTCGAAGGTCGCGCGCTGCTTATAAGTGCCGGTCAGCGCCTGCCAGGTGCGCACCGCGAGAGCAATCAGGTCGTTGAGTTCGCTCGCCGTCCAGTAGACGTAGTTCGGGTCTTCGAGGCGCGCGGCCACTTCCGCCCGCGCCTTCCCCAACGTGAGATAGGCATAACCTGGCGCGGGCAAGGCAAACCTCTAGCCGGTGGTCCCGCTCCAGTAGCCGGGCTGGCCATAGCCGGGCTGGCCGTACGGCGGCGGTGGCGCAGGCGCGGGCAGCTGCACCCCGGGCGGCGCAGGCGCGAGGCCGCCAGGAGGAGCCGGTGCCGGCAGCACCGGCCCGGTCTGCTCTTTCTGCACCATGGAAGTATTCAGCTGCAGGGTGATGGGCGCGCCGGTAGGCGGCATCAGCTCGGTGCATTTCACCGTGCAGTTGATGTAGTTGGGATCTTCGACCAGGGTCTCGACCGTGCCTTTGACGAGGACCGTGTCGCCGACCTTCAGCGGATTGCCGTTTTGATCGTTGGGCATATTAGTACTCTTAGTACTTCACGATGCTCCCGCCGTTCATGGGCGAGCGGATGGGTGCGCTTTGCTTGCTGATTCCCGGCCGGGTGGTGTTGGCGGCGGTCGAGGGATGGAGCTTCAGCTTGTTCTCACTCTGCGCCAGGTTGTAGCACATAGGACTCCGGATCGGCCCGACCTTGCCGCTGGTCTCGGCCCCCTTGCTGGAATTGATGTTCTTCATCGTGGCTTCTCCTTCTTCTCATTCTCCTGCGGTTCTTCCTCTTCCTCCTCCGGTTCGGTGGGATCGAAGGGAAGTTCCTTCTCCTCTACCGGCTTCGCCATGGTCTCGACCGCCGCCGGCACGGGCTCATGCGGCCGGTTGATCTGCCAGTCATGAAACTGCAACACGGCTTGCAACGTGGGATCAGTAGCCAAGAGAAACCTCCTGCCGTTTATCAGCGATATATGCCCAGGCCGCTTCTTTATTCAAGCAAATCATGTCGCCATTCCATTTACAATCAGTAACCCCTTGGAAGGATTGAAGTTATGTCATGCGACTGCAAGAACTGGCCTCCGAGGGGGAACATAAATCCTTGTCCCTGTCTGAACGGTATAAGCGGCATGATTTCGTCGTCCTGCTTAAAACAATTTATGATGGAAGCCTTGTATTCCACGCCCTGGATCTGCCGGTAGGCGACCCAGTTGGTCTGGCCCAATTCCGGCACGGTGGTCACGTTGGCCAGCGCCCAGTCGCTGGCCAGCGCCTTGGCCTGGAACATCACCGCATCCGGCAGTTCATAGGGAATCTGCGGCAGGTCTTGAGTGGGCGTAAGATCCGGCCAGCGGGTCCAGTAAGTTGCGCTATAAGTCGTGAACTGCACCGGGTTGGGGTAGAGTTCGACCACCGGCTGGCCCAGGCTGTTGCGCCCGTAGTTGGCCACGATGTAGGCTTCGCCCTGGCCGCCGCGCTGCGGATCGATAGCGTTGAGCTGCGCCTGGCTCCAGTAGAGGTTGGGACCGAAGATAGTGTAGCCGCTGCGCCGGTTGGTGATCGACTCATAGCGCACGTAGCGCAGGTCGTGCGCGAGAGCGGTGAAGGGCGGCGGGGCGGGCGGGGAGTAATAGCACTTGAGCACCTGGTAAGGCGCGCCGGTAACCGTCGCCTCCCCGTAAGGCTTGTTGATGGTCAGCTGGCTGACTCCGTCCCACGCCAGGATAGTGTAATTCGGCCCGGTGGGAGAGGAGATATTGCTGGTCGAGCCGACGCGAATTTGGCGACCCTGGCCCAAGACGGAACTGGCTAACGGCGGGTTGGCCAGCGCGATGGCGTTGAGGGCGCCGGCCGCCGCCGTGTCGGCCACCACGATGGTGTTGTTGAAGGTAGCGCTGACCGAGCCGGCGGAAACGGCGGTGGGCACGAACAATTGCGCATCTGCCACGAAATGAAACGACCACAATCTCGAGTCGCGCACCCGCGCCCAGCTGCGGTTGATCAGCTGCTGGGCATGCAGCGCGCTCAGGCGCGGGACCGTGCCCACCAGTTCCGCAACTAGGTCCACGAAGGCCATGGCTAGCGACCGATCACCAGCAGCCGCACGCTGCGGGCACTCAGGTTGGTGGCGGCAATAGCCTCCGCCCCGGTGGCCGCCGTCAGCCACTGCAAGCGGACGCCAGCAAAAGGATTGCCCAGGGTGAAGGGAGCCGGGTAACAGGTGACGTCGTACTGCCCGTTGTCAGAGCCCATGGATTGAATCCAGTCGATCGATTGCAGCCCGCAGTCCGCCGGCGTCACCAGCTGGCCGCCGGTGGGAGGCGTGCCGATGACGATCACCGCATAGCTGGCCAGGCCGGTTACATCGACGATGCTCCAGAGGCCGTCCCCGGGCACCTTGGGATAAGAGAAACGCGACATTACCGTGGCCGGCATCAATAGCTCCGTTTCCGGCCGCCGCCGCGCCGCGCGCCCCGCATGCCCGGCATGCGCATCTTGGTAAATCCGATCTTACGAGGCCTGCGTACTGCCATAATTCTCTCCTTAGTATCCCCATCCGGGTATCATGTTGAGACGCACCGGATTGAGCTGGCTGGCGACGGGAGCCACCCTGGACGCGACCCCGATGACGGTCTTCAGCAGAGCGAAAGTCACGGTGGTGGTCGCGGTCAGGATGTCCCCCTGATTGTTGCTCGCCTGCATGACCACCATGTCGCCGATGGCCGGCGTGACGGCGGTGATCGCGCCGAACAGGACCTGGGCATCCCCGCCGATCTGGATGAAATCGTAATTACCCCTGGTCACCGGGTTGAGACAGATCCCGGCCATCCGTCCGCCCCCGCCAATGATATCCGGGGTAACGATGTAGTTGCGCTCGTCGTACCAGCACAGGACCAGTCCGGCCGCCGGGGCGTTGGTGGAACCGAGCCGGAACTGCACGTACTGGAAGATGCCGCCGTAGATCGTGAACATGGTGGGATCGCTGAATGCCCGGGTCTCGGCTTCGGAGAGAGTCAGCTTGCCGCCCAATTGCCCGGTATAGGGCTGCACGATGGAACCGGAGACCTGGGCGGTGGAAACGCTCACGCCAGGCGCGGGATCGCCCACGCGATTCTTCTGATTGAGATAGTTGCTGGTGAGGCGCGGCGACTGATCACTAACAAGAGTGGCTGCCATGATGTCCTCCTTAGGAATTCACCCCGTAGATCTGCGTGTTGCTCCAGGGTGCCACGCATTCCAGATTCACCGCAGCCTTGAGCTGCGAGGCCACGCGGGTATTGTCCGGCGCCCGGATGAAGTCGGTCGGATTGAAGCCGAACTCGCTGTCGTTGCTAACGCGGAATTTCCAGCGGCTGGTGTTGAAGAAGACGCCGACTTCGCCGACCACGAGAGTAGTGATGGCGGCCGGCGGGAAGTTATTGGGCGGCGTTCCGCTGGGCGCGGTGTAGGGGATGGTGCCGGTCAGGTTGTTGCCCAGGCCTCCGTTGCTCGCATCCGAATACGGATTGCCCAATGCAGACGGGAAATAGTCGTCCATCATCACCACGGCATTCTTAAATCGAAAGCCCACCGCGCCAAAATACGGGTCCTTGACGCTTGCCGAGTCCTGCCCGAAGCGCTGCTGCGGCTGGATGCGGTTCTCTACGAAGGACACGAACGGCTTATTGGCGACAAACAGGTCCGGTTCGTCGGTCCCGCGCTTGGCCAGGTTGTAAGCGGCGTTGAACACCGGGTAAGTGATGGTGCCTGCCGTACCGTCCGCCTTGCCCGCCCAGTAGACGTTGCCGTTCAAGGCCTTGCGCACCACGCCGTTGCGCTGCGCGGTGCCGTAGGTGGTGTAGACGATCCCGTCCCACGAGGGCACGATGCCGTCGTTGATGGCCTCGGTCCAGCCGTTGATGTTGATCGTTCTGGGCGCAATCTGGCCGTTCTGCTGGATGTCGAGCGCCATGATGGCGCTGATCGTCTGGTAGGCATTGGCCATGTCGGTCTCTAACAGCGAGAAGACGGCCAGGTCGCCAACATTTAAGACACTTATGTCTTCGAGGTATTCGATGATCATCACCACGTAGTAGCGCGGGTCGAAGACCGTCGAGCCCAAAGTCTGCGGCTTGGTCAGATTAAAGCCGCCGATGCCCTTGGCGTAGGCGCCGCCGTTGAGCGGATTGTATAAGAACACATTGCGGGTGAAGGCGCCACCGGTGAAGGGGACGAGGCACTTCGCACGTAAGTGGGCCTGAAGGACGCTGGCCAAGAAGAAATTCAGGAATGTTGCGACCGGGTTCGCTAGTTCCGGCCTTCTAGAGGTTTCCGCCCTAGCTCAGACTATCTCACCACTCTTGCGAGTGCCCCGCGCTTCGGATCGCTTGACCCTACTGGCTTGCGCCATAGTCGTTGCACCTTCCCATTGCTGGGCTTGGCTCAGGATTACCATGCCGTTTCCGGTTTAGGCTTCCCCTGAGTTCACGGGGTTTAACGAGGACTGACATTTAATCCTCGATGGCTGCGTCATTGACTTCTGGCAATGTGACTGTGTTGATTTCGTCCAAAAGCGGATCGGCGATGGCACACCTCCTAATTACTTACATACTCATGCGGCCTTCCCGCCGCCTGTCTTGCGCTCGTCGGGAGCGCCCATGGGAACGCCCGCCGCGCGGCGCTCCAGAAACCGCTTGCCGGCGCGCTCCGCCCCGCTCAACGCGGAGCGCTCGTTGGCGCTGGGGGCCTGCGCCGGCTTGGGCGCTGCCGCCGGGGCTTCCTCGTGCGTCTTGAACTTGTGGTCGAAGATCTGGCTGGTCCTGAGGCCCTGCTGGTCGGGAGCCACCGGGCGCACGCCAGCCATGGCGGCCTCGCTGATCTTCGCCTGCTGCTCGTGGTCCCACTTGGCCCGCAGCTCCTTCTCAAGGCCGGTGTCGTGGTGCTTCTGGCGCATGGTCGGGGCGTCGTACTTTTCTTCCCAGAGGCCCTTGAGCGAGATCGGCCGCCCGGCGCGGCTGCGCTTGTCGGCTTCGGCCAACAACTCCTGCTGCTCCTTGGCGGTCATGCGCTTGCCGGTCAGCTCGCGGTGCTCGTCGCGGATGTCGTTCCACACGATGTCGAGCTGCGCCATGCCGCCCAGCTCGGGAATCAGGGTGTTGGTGAGATAGGTCTGCATCTCCCGCTTGAAGCCAGCGAACTTCTCATCCAGGTCGGAGGAGGAATCCACCGGCTTGCCCCTGGTCTGGGTATCGATCAGGTCCTTGAAGGTGGGGACGTCATCGTCGGAGAGTGCGTAAGTGTCCTTGATGTTCTTGAGCGTCTGGCGGGCCGTCGCCAGGCTCACCTTGTGCCCGGCCAGGTCCTTGAGCACCTTCTGCTTCTCCCCCTCGGCGGCCTCGAGCGCCTGCCGGTACTGCTCCACCTGGCCTTCCATGGTGCGCTTGTCGTCGGCCAGCGACTGCGATTTCTGGGTGTAGTCGCGGTTGCGCATGTAGCCGCCGACGAAGTTGGTGGCCAGGTTGTCGTTGGCGAGCAGCTTCTGCTCCAGGAGCGCGGCCAGTTCGCCGTCGCCGCCCACGGCTTCCTGGATGGTGGCTTTCAAAGTGTCTCGATCTACCGGCATCTGGTTTCCTCAGTCGGACTAATTGTCCGGTTGCTGATTGCTTCACTAGAACAGGACGGCCGCGAGCTTGTTCTTGCTCTTATCCGCCGATGGCGGGAGCGGGAGGCTCGGGCACGCCGGGTCTGGTAATGGTCTGCTGTAACGCGGAGTCCATCAGGGTGGCGGCTCTGCCGATCAGGCCCTGGGCTTCTCTGAGAGAAGGCACCGTGCCCGGAAACTGCTGGGCCAATTTGACCAGCATCATCTGAGTTTCCTTGAGTTTGGAGACCGCCTGCCCCATCATGGCCTGCATCCCGCCGCCCGGGGTTACCCCAGCGGCTCCCGGTGTCTCCTCGCCTCCGCCTGGAGGCGTGCCAGCCAGGACGGAGGGCCCGGGCGCCGTCCCTGCGGGACCGGGCCGGGGCGTGTCGTCGGGAGTCCGGAGTCCGGATGGAGCCATGCGAACGACCGTTTAGTTACAGGTTGGGGGTCAAGATCAGGGGACCGCGCCGATGAACGGTCCCCGGAATCCAAGCGCACTTAGCGCTTTTTGTGGCCGCGGCGCCGGCCGCGCCGGTTCTGTTGATCCTCACGGGTCTCGAACATGTTCGTTCTCCTTTCTCCGACCAAGCCCATAGGCTCTATCGGTACTGAGAGCCGGTAGACCCGCTAAAAAGCGAAAGGCCCGCTACCCGGAGGGGTAACGGGCCTGAGCTTATGCCGAAGAACGCTCCGGTAGCGGGCTTACCGTTTCCTAGCTAGGACTATACGAAGACCCGGGGGATGTGTCAACTGGAAGAGAGCGAAGGACCAGACACACTCAAAGAAAAATCCGGTCCTTCGCTGCTGCGAGTCATCGACCGACTGATGTTCGCTTGTGATCCTAGCACGACTAGTCCGGACTAGTTGCCGCTTCACCGTTGACCGCCGTTTTCCACTGCGCCTCGCCGTGCGGCTTGCCCGAGTGGAAGTGAATGGTCAGCGCGCCCGTGCCCTGGAGTTGCTTGATGAAGCGCATGGCGTCCTCGATCGCCCCCACCTGGAAGCGCACCCGCTCCTCGGTCTCGGTGCGCGCCCCGGGCATGCCGGCGAGCGAGGACAACAGACCCTGAAGATTACCCCTTCCGTTTCTTCCCACGGCCCCTGCCCTCTTTGCGGCGCTCTGGCGAGATTATCTCTTCTTGCGTGCAGTTCGCTTACCTTCCTTACGCCTTTCGCTAAGTAAAATGGCAATCGCCTGCTTACGGTTTTTGACTTTCGGTCCCCGTTTTGATCCGGACCGGAGCCTGCCCGCTTTGAATTCGTGCATCACATCTTCGCTTGGCACGATTCCTCCTAATGCTTACTTTCACGAACGATTGGACGTACTCCTCCCTTGGTCTCCATGGTAGGCACCGTCTGCGCCGTGGCCGGCCGTCCGACCTTGCCCTTGCCTCCCTGCATGCCGCCCCCCATGGCCTGCTGGATGTTGGCCTGGATCTGCATCCAGGCCAGCCAGCGCTCGAAGATGGTCTGCGCCTTGCGCATGGTCTGGGTCTTGGGATCAGGGATGTCCGGCACGTCCCCGAAATTTTTGATGTCGAAAAGTTCAGCTAACGTCCACGGGTCGAGCGGAAAGCCGCGCATCTGCAGCTGGAGATAGAAGAGCTTGCGGGAGATCGAGTTGAACTCGTGCAGGGAATAGGGGATCACGGAGAAGGTGAAGTTGTCCTTGTGCCAGCGGGCGCGCTCGAACTGGGGCACGATCTGACCCTGGTCGAAGTAGCTCTCCCAGCGGTCGGGGGCGCCGAAGCGGCGGCGGGCTTCGGCCGAGTGCAGATCCGGCCCGCCCGAACTCCGCCAGTCGTCCTCGTTGGCATAGGGGATCAGAGTGCCGGGGCGGTAATCGAAGTCCTCGTCGGCCAGCCCGTCGGGGCCGACCAGCTGCATGCGCCGGCTGGCGGTGTAGAACTGGAAGAAGCAGGCCTTCCACTGCTCGCCCCCGGCGCGGATCGACTCCTCCATGTTGCGGCTTTGATCCTTGACTAGCGGCCCCAGCTGCTCCATCAGCTTCTCCACGCTGTCGCCCGAGGGCAATTGCCGCGCGCGGGCCAGCGCCTGGGCGTCGGCCACCCCCATCTGGTCCTTGATCATGCCGGTGAGCATCTGCTGCGCCTGCAGATAATGCGCCGGATATTCGTACCACTGAAAGGGCAACAGCGGCGAGATCTGGTTGGCCAGCGGAACCAGCGACATGTCCAGGCCGACCACCTGGTTGGGGATGCGGGTGTTGATGGTCTGGGCGAGCGCCGCCGCCTGGGAATTGCGGTCGAAGGCGCGCGGCGGCGAGAGCCGGGCGTTCATGGCGTCCACCATGCCGCGCCACATCTCGACCGAGGCCTTCTCGAGCGACTGCCCGTAGCGGGTCAGGGGGAATCCCAGGAAGTTCCAGGCCCAGTCGTCGGCGCGCAGCTGAAACAAGGGCACCTTGGCGTGCCAGTAGGGCGA